GTTAAAAGTTCTCAATTCAGGAGACTATGACGGCGTGCCTGCACAAATCAAAAGATGGAACAAGGCAGGCGGCAAAGTATTAGAAGGACTTATTAGAAGAAGGGAAGCAGAAGCTCTCTTATTTGAAGGAAAAGATTGGAGTGAAGTTTAAATTCACAGAAGAATTATTAATGCAAGCGGCTGCTCATGCTCAAGAAAGAGGAATGACTCTTGACGAGTATGTAAAAGAGGCAGCAGAACTTGCACAGAAACACAATTATGAACAAAATGAAACAAACCCTAAAGAAAATCTGGACTAAACTACAAGCCTTCTGGTTTTGGTTTAAAAGTCTATTTATTACCTATTATAGTCTAAAAGTGAGCTATAATGCTACTTGGGGAGACGCAGACGACCAAGAGTTTATAGTTAAAAAGTTTATCAAAAAACAACCCAAGTTCATATCATTCATCACAGAAGACGGCGAATTAGTCGAAATTAGTGGTGCTGAAGGACTTAATTACAGGATACAAGAATTATGAACCAATTAACAATGGGATTGCTTGTTGCTCTTGGAGGTATAACATTCTTTTTATATACACAGAACAATACCTTAAAAGAGAACAACATCAAGCTAGAAAACGCAGTTCAAGCCCAGCAAGAGGCAATGGATGCTTTAAGAAATTCATACGAGAAACAAGGAAAATCTCTTATGAATATGTCAAGAAGAAACTCAGAAATAGAGGCAGAAAAAGCCGAGTATCTTGCAATATTCTCTAGGCATAACTTAGATATGTTAGCATTAAAGAAGCCTGGACTTATAGAGAACAGAATGAATACTGCAAGTGAAAAAGTGATGGAGGGAATGGAGAATGATACAGAAGAATTATATAAGCTTACTGTGCCTGCTAGCGATAACGAGTAGTTGTTCAATGCTTCCTACTAAGAAATTAGAGGTAGTATCAAAACCACTTAAAATTGATATAATGCAACCTGACCTACCGAGACCAGTCACATTGACTGCACCCCAATGGTTCGTTGTATCAGAAGCAGTAATTACAAACCCTTGCAAGAAAGTAGATAATAAAAGACCAAAAGCATGTGATAAGTCTGAAAAAGAAAACCCAGACTGGCCTGAAGGATATACTTATATGGATAGGTTCCTCGATGAAATGAGAGAACAGAACAATGGAGAAATCCTCTTTGTAGCAACAACTATGGGCGACTACAAAGTTATGGCAGAAGATATGCAAGAATTAAAAAGATACATCAAACAAATGGGAGAAGTAGTAATATACTATAGAGAAGTTACTGCTCCCGATACCCCTGATGTGGAATAAATTAATACAATTTTTCAAAGACTGGCATTACTTTAGAATAATGAATAAAGGTGCTAAGTTCTTTGATAGGAATCCAGCAGTTCAAGGACGATTTGAAGAAATAGAAGATTGGCTTGAATACTTGGAAGAAAGAGTGGATGAGCTTGAAAACAGAGAAGACTGATTTTTTATGGATGCTCAAACCTATAAGCGATAAGAATTGGTTAATTAGAGAAGAAGCAATCCTCAAGGATGCAAGAAGAGTAGGGGTATTAAATGTTTGCAGAACTAAAAGAATTATTAAAAAATGAGATAGTAGATATTACATTTACCTCATTAGTATCAAATAAAGAATATACGATTCCTTGTACATTGAAGGAATCTCTAACAAATTCAAGAGTAAATCAATCAGCTTCTGATAGCATTGTTTGTTTTAGACTTGACCAAGATAGATGGGAAGATATAAACATGAACTCCATCGTATCTTACGAAGTCCCAAATTGATGGGCAAGGCTTTCATATGAAAGCGGAGAATACTATGTTAATGGATTTAATAGGTATGATTACTTTAATAGTAACGATTGCTAGTTTAATCGCGGCGTCAACACCGACACCAAAGGACGACCAGTGGATGGGCAAACTCTATAAGTTTATAGATATGTTAGCACTTAACATTGGCAAAGCAAAGGAAAAAGCAAATGGCTGATGAAAGATTTAGTGGCGATATGTCACGAAACGAAGTAGAAATAGACTTAAGTAAGTTTATGGAACTCGTAACCGAAAATAGTAATCTTAAAGCAAAGATTACAGAAATGGAAGCCAATAAAGAGCCAGACAATCCTTGGCAGCGTTGGATATTTTTATCTAACATGATAGACGCTTGGAGAATATTCCCAAGAATGTTTTTAAGTGTATACATATTCTTACTATACTACGCTACAATGTGGTTTATGGAGTTACCAGACCCTTCAATGGAACAATCAGGATTAATTTCTGTAATTGTAGGTGCTGGAGCAGCCTGGTTTGGACTCTATGCTGGCACAGCAAAAGATAAGATAAATTCAAAGTAACCAAAAAATAGTTCTTGACATATGTTTATAATTTTAGTATAATATATTTATGAAAAAAATTATGGATAGAAAAACCTGTCAAATGTGGAACTCTGAAACTAAGTCCTTTGAGACTTGGTATGTTGATGAGTGTGAAATCTGTGGTAAATCCGTAGACTATCAGACAGGCGAATGTAACGAATATAAGTGTTGGACGTAAATGAATTTATTTTACTTAGACGAAGATTTAGATAAAGCAGCCCAGTATCATGTTGACAAGCATATTGTCAAGATGCCGCTTGAGGCTGCTCAAATCTTATGCACTACTATATGGATAGATGAATTACTAGGGTTCGTTCCTCGAGCTCTTAACGCAGAAGAACGAGAAGTGATGAATAAAGCAAAAGCTGAAATCAAACACTTACCTCTTGAGGAACGTCCCTACCCCTACCTACCAATGATGTACAATCATCCTTGCACAATCTGGGCAAGAGAGTCATTGGATAACCATGAGTGGGTTCATTGCTATGCTAACGCATTGAATGATGAATACCATTACCGTTATGGAAAATTACACAAATCAGTAGAAACAGTAGTAAATAAACTACCTGACCCAAAGAATTTACCTCGTGTAGGATTTACAACATTCGGACTGGCAATGCCAGATGAGTTGAAAGATTATGATAATCCGATACAAAGCTATCGTGATTATTACCATTTGGACAAAGCAACATTTGCAGCTTGGTCTCATCGTGAAAAACCTGATTGGTGGAACGAAGATTATGCTGATTATGAGAAAAGGATTACAGCAAAATGATAGAAATTTATGGAAAAGATAACTGCCCATACTGTGATATGGCAAAAGGTTTAGCAGAAAGAAAAGGATATGAAGTAGTATACAAACAACTTGATGTAGACTATGGCTTCTCAGAAATGAGAGAAAAGTTCCCTGGTGCTAGAACCTTTCCTCAGATAATTAAAGATGGAGAGTACGTTGGCGGGTATAGTGCCTTGGAGGAACTAATTGGCTAACTATAAGTTTAAAGAAGATGTAGTACTGGAAAAAATAAAAAAGTATGTAGATAAAACATACGAACAACACTATGGAAAGAGTAAGTTCCAGACTACTGAATTTGTATTTGATGCAGGACACGGAGAAGGTTTCTGTATAGGTAATATAATTAAATACGCACAGCGTTATGGTAAAAAGAATGGAAAAAATGAAATGGATTTATATAAAGTTATTCATTATACCATCTTTTTGTTAGGGGAATTAGAAAAAGAAAGTGAATGAACTATTAGTAATATTTATATGGTTAATGTTGAAACATACAATAGCAGACTATTTACTACAGAGGCCTTGGAAAGATAAAGGCATTTATGGAAGTAGAGGAGGTCTAATTCATGCTGGACACCATGTGGGTGGAGCATTTATTGTGCTTATGTTCTATGTAAGTTTCCCTCTAGCAGTACTCTTGTCAGTATTAGACGGTATATTACATTACCATATTGATTTTGCAAAGAACAACATAAAAAGAATATTTAAATTAAACAACACACAAACACTATACTGGGGATTACACGGCTTAGACCAATATCTCCATGTTTTAACATATGTACTAATAATTTGGCTAATAGGAGTATAAGTGGCGATTAAAACAAGAAAACACGAAAATTTAACAGAAACAAACATACAGCACGTAAAAGAACTATTATTGGCAGAAAAGCCTATAACTAAGAAAGAAGCGTGTAGTATATTAAATATAAGTTATAATACTACAAGGTTAAACAAGATAATTGCTGACCACGATGAGACTGTAGCTTATAGAGAAAGACGCAAGTCCCAAAATAAAGGGAAAGGCGCAACAGAAATGGAAATCAAACAAGTAGTAAACTTCTACTTAGATGGAAGCAATGTATCAGATATAGCTAAAAGTTTGTATCGTTCACCTGCTTTTATCAAAGCAATAATCAATAGAATAGGTATTCCACAAAAATTAGCTATGACAGATTATGAAGGAAGAAAAAGTGCTATACTACCCGAACAGTGTGTATCAGGAGATTTTCAATCAGGAGAAAAAATATGGGCAGTTCGACAGAACTATCCAGCAATTGTTCAGAAAGAGCTTAGAGCTGAAGAAGCAGAGGAGCGAGGTTATAAATTGTATCTATGTTATACCATAGAAGCAACTCAAGATGACCTTAAAGATACTTACTTTCCTCATTTAGAATTTGCAGGCAAGTTCTATCCTTTGCCAGCTTATGATATGGGCAAACTTGAACACTTGCAAAAATATTTATAATATAAGGAGAACTAGGGATGGATTTATGGCAGATTATTGCTGCAGTATACTTATCGGGTGTACTCGCTGCAATGTATTCAATATGGTGGCCGTCATATAAATTAGTTAGGGCATTAGCACCTACTAATATAATGATACAAAAACCATTATTGTCAACTTTTATAGTATTTATTATATTTTTTATATTCTTTCCCTTTTTAATAATAACATTCATATTCCCATCAAATCTAGATAGGTTTATAAGAGGCTTCGTTAACGGAGTAATAGATATTAAATAATGGCATATAGTAAAGAAGTAAACGAAAGATTTTATGGAGTATTAAACTCACCAAAACAATTCAGTGTGGGCAGATTTGACCCAAAAGACCCGAATGTAGCAACAGGAATGGTTGGAGCACCTGCTTGTGGTGATGTAATGAAATTACAGTTGAAACTTGACAGCGCCGAACGCATTGTAGATGTAAAGTTTAAAACTTACGGATGCGGAAGTGCTATAGCTAGCTCTACAATGTTTGTAGAAATGCTAAAGGGTAGAACAATAGAAGAAGCAAAATTAATTAAAGACAAAGATATTGCAGATGCATTAGACTTACCTCCAATAAAACTACATTGTTCAGTTTTAGCAGAAGGAAGTATAAAGAAAGCAATAGAAGACTGGGAGCAGAAATGTACGACGACTTAGTAAAACATTTAGAAGGAGAAATAGCTTATCACAGAGCTAACATAAGAGTTTATATGAGAAATTCAGTAGGTATTGGAGAGCATAATGATATTGTTGCTTCAATCAAAGAAGAATTAGCTAAACTTGCAGAAGCAGAAGATATGCTAAATGCCTTACAGAAACACTTTAAATAATACCATTGGTTATAGATACTAAAAAATAGTTCTTGACAATTGGTTATAATTTTATTATAATATATTTATAAACAAAAACAAGCAAATATGAGCGACAGATTTTACCAACAAATGCGAGACACCACAGGGTGGGCATTCGGTATGCCAGAGTTCATGCGCAATAACAAAAAATATAGGAGAAGAAGAATGGCTTGGACAGATGAATCTAAAGAGCAAGCAATTGAAATGTATCAGGATGCAGAACCTACACCTGAGACTTCAATGGAGATAGTAAAAGACATCGCTGAAGAATTAGGAGAAAGCCCTAATGGTGTCAGAATGATATTAACAAAAGCAGGAGTATATGTAAGAAAAACTCCAGCAGCTAAGTCAAGTGGCGGTAGCACTGGCGGAGGTAGAGTTTCAGTAGCAGACGCTCAAGATAAACTTACTTCTGTTCTAGGTGATGCAGGTCAAGAAGTTGACGCAGCAATCATTTCTAAACTAACTGGTAAAGCAGCAGTTTACTTCGCAAACGTAATCGAATCATTAAATAAGTAGTGTAATTTAGTGTGTTGAGGCAGTCATCGTGATTGCCTCAATTTTTTGCATCTTGAAAAAGTGACCAAAAATTTAACAATTCAAAAGAGTTTTTGTTAGATTAAATTGGAGGACACATGAAAAAACAAGATTTTGAGAGGAAACTCGATGATGCTGGGGATGCAATTATCACTTATAGGAGTCAGAACTCTCGTAAACTAAAGTACAATGTATGTACTAGAGACTTTAGCACTCAATATATAAAAAGTAAAAAGAATAGAGCAAAGGAAGGACAACATACTTCCTTATTATTTTGCTGGGACACAGATTCTTATAGAATACTTGTGCCTGAAAATGTAACGAGCATTGTGCCTCTTAACCGAGTAATACGCAATGATTGATTTAGAAGCACCAGCAATTTATGAAAAAATGATACAAGAAACAGACCACGAACAGGTTAGGTTAGTTATAAGTACCTTTCGTGATGTTGAGTATATATCTTTAAGAAAATATTATCTTGACTTTGACGAAGAATGGAAACCTTCTAATCAAGGTATAACGATACCAATAGACATGGAAAATACTAGAAATCTGTTCCAAGGTTTAGTAGAAATCCTCTCATTAGCAGAATCCAAAGCAATCATAGAAGAAAACTTCAGAGATTTGCTAGATGAAATCTACCTCTAGCAAAAATAGTTCTTGACAAGTCCTCAAAAATTGTGTATAATATATGTATGATTATAAAAGGACACATGACATATGACCAACACGGTCGCAAACGTAAGAGCAAGTTCACTAAGGCTGTAAGAACAAAGCAGCCTGAGTGGAAAACCTTCGCTCCAGATACTACATATCGTAGAGAAACCAAACAATACCCTTCGGCTCCATTGAGTCAATATACCCCTGCACAAGATACTTCTTACAAGCAAAAAGCAAGTGAGAAATATACTGTGTCTATTGCGTATAATAAAGGGGCATATCAAGTGATACCAAAAGAAGAAGTAAGACACATAGGAAAGTAATGACAGAAAAACGTACAGGATTAAATAAATTGTTGCATGAAGCAAAGACTGCCTACTATAAAGGCGACCCTATCATGCCTGACGAAGTATACGATAGACTCGAAGAACAGTTTAAGGAATCTTTAAAACACAGCATGGTAGAACATATGGTAGATAAGTTAAATGTGGGTGCTCCAGTTCAAGGGGCTCGACTTCCTCATATGTTTCCTATGTACTCTTTACAGAAAGTTTATAAGGGAGAGAAAGACCCACACACTTTTTTACCTGGAGTAGTAACAGTTACACCTAAGTTAGATGGAGCTGCAGTTAGTATTCAATATATAGAGGGACAACTAACAATGGCACTTACTAGAGGAGATGGTAAGAAGGGATTAGATATCACAGATAAGATTAGACATCTAGTACCAAATACAATATCATTCAAAGCACCTCATCAAATAACAGGAGAGGTAGTAGCTCCAAAAGAAATACCCAATGCACGTAACTATGCAGCGGGTGCGCTTAACTTGAAAGATATTGAAGAAGTTAAGAGAAGGGATTTAACTTTCGTAAGTTATGGTGTACAACCTGCTATCTGCCCTGACTGGGTAGAAGATATGAGAATGCTACAACATATGGAGTTCAATACAGCAATTGATTCCAACTGGGAGCAATTTCCACAGGATGGAGATGTCTGGAGAATAGTTAGCCACAAAGAGTTTGATGAGTTAGGGT